TGATCGTAGGGCTAAGTTATGAGTTGAGTGAGGGGTAGGGGTACCCCTCGCTCGGTTCGTCTCTATATGAGGAGTTTAGAGACGTTTTTGAGGCAGTTCTGCCTCGTCTTGAAGTATGCTTGATAAGAGTTCGTGTCTTATATCTATTTTTAACTGTTTTGGTAGCTCCTGGTTCATAATGACTAGATCGGAGACTTTAGGCTTATATGTCTTATGGTTATTAGCCTGATGTTCCGCCTCGTCTGTGTATCTCCAATTAATCGTGTGAGGGATTAGATCAGAGTCAAAGCTAAATATATAGCGTGCTTTAAACTTATTCATGGTAAAACCCTATCCTGTGCAAAAACTTAGTGAAGGCATTAGAGTCTATTAAATCTCTGCGCCTTGTCTTGCGTGGTTCACCTTCTATAAGTACGTTGGTTTTCATGTCGTAAACTTCTTTTCTACCATCATTATAGATTTTGGTTCTTGTGCCTTTCCAACAGTCTCCCTCATAAGATTTAATTTGTTTAGCCCATTCCTCGTAGGCTTGAAGGCCTTTTTGTTTTTCTACTGCGTTCGTAAATTCAGTCATAATATTTATCTCCATAATTGAATACATATAAAATTATCTTAGAACCTTCATCAAATACAGCGAGTTGGCTATGCGTTGGCGAGTTCTCCCAATCTACTTCTGGATTTCCATAAGCATTTTTTACAATCTTTCCGTTTTTATGTTTTTTATAAACTTCTTCTACTTTCAGATATTCAATCTCTGCTTGATCAATGTGATCAGTATTAAAATCCATACCGTATTCTTTTTTCATGTAATCGGCTATGGCCTCTTTTACTTCCCAGTCGTAAAGTTCTATTTGCATTATTTTTCTCCCTTATTGGTTATGTCTTCAAGCAGATATTTGATTTCAGTTATAAAATTGACATGATTTAGATTCTCTACCTCGTCTGTGTGTGCCAGGTATTGTTCTATTCTTGCTAGAGTGCGCTCCAGTCTTTCTTGTACTGGCATGTCTTGTAGCATTTCTTCCAGCTGCTTGTGTATGGTTTCGCCTTGCTTACTCATTGGTTTTGCTCCGTTTCACAGTTACAACCAAATAATTCAAAAACCTTTTCAGACCACTTGCCTGTTTTTTCAGAAATACCGCATTCGCAGTTCTGTTCTATCCATATTTGAGTTTTTTCCATATTTTCTCCCTGTTTTAATTGTTGCAGTTCTGTTTCTAGTTCTATGATCTTAGACTGCGCCATTAAATGACGTTCTTGTTTAAGTTCTGCTTCTATATGAATTATTCTGTGGTTCATTGATTACGCTCCTAGTTGAAATAAAAAGAAAAAGAGAAACGCGCCCATTGTTAAGTAACAAAAAAGCTTTTGCGCGTTTTCTTTGTAGATCGTGCGTTTAGTTTTAATCATTATGCGACCTCCACAGATTTAGGCTCAAATGAAAGAATCATATTGGCCATGAAAGTAAAATAGTTTTCGCATACTTTCTCAGTTAGCTGGTCGCTAGGGTTCGCATCAATAGAACCCATTTCAATAGCTAGATCAATAATATCATCATGCCAATATGGAATATGGATTGCTAAACCTTGTAACCAATCGGTTAAGGCTTCTTGTTTGCCTACTCTCTCCATTAACCATCCATATTCTGAATAGAATCTATCAAATAAATATTTGATTAGTTCCTCTTCTGTTGGTTGTTTGCCTATAAAAGCATCCTCAGTCTTTAAACATTCTAAGATGTATTCTTTATAGTTCTGTTTATATTTAGTGTGATGTAATGCCATGTTATTTTCTCCTCTGTTTGTTATGACTAAGACGCGCTTTCGCGCGTTTCGGATATTGAATCCTCTTCAGTTAGCCTGAATTTGCTCAATGCGTTTTTGTAGTTTTTTAAACTCTCTATCTTTTACTTTGTTATAACTTTCAACTACTTTAAATAAAACGCTGATTTCTTCTTGGTAGTTTTCAAATTCACCATGTTTTTTTAGAATTTCGCTTACCATCCAAATGCAGAAAAAATCTTCTTGGTCGTTTGGAACTTCAAAAGCGATCATTCTTTCTTTCAGGCTTTGATAGTTTTGTATATTGTCTGTCATGTTTTTTCTCCTCTATTAATTAATGACTGTGTAAGATTACTACTTTTTCTTACACTTGTATACATTTTTATGCACTCTATATTAATAAATTACCCATTAGCCCTTTGAAATGCTTTAGAATAAAGGGATGCAAGGGACACAAAACAATTCAATTATGGAACAAAAAACACCCAAAAAGAGAGGAAGGAAGACAATTAATATAGATTATGATCGCCTAGAGCATCTTGCCTCTTTGAACATGGGAACTATGGAGATATGTCGTAACCTCGGCATTTCATGGGATACTTTTGACCGCAACAAAAAAAGAAAGGCGGAATTTGCGGATGCTTTACAGAGAGGAAAAGCAAAAGGAATACAGAGAGCTACTTCTAAACTTATGGATAAAATAGATGATGGCGAGTTTCAGGCCATCCAGTTCTACTTAAAAAATGCAGACTCGGACAACTGGGCAGATCGTCAGGAAGTAAATCACCAGCTCAACCTGTCTAGTGTGTTACAAGAAGCACAGGGAAGAGTTATAGAGGGCAAGAGTGAGCGAATGGATATAGAGAAGGCTCAGTTCTTAATAAAAGAACCGCCCGATCTAAAACAAAAGGATAAATAACTGGTAATGGCGAATACATCTAATCTCCCTAGTCTGATTGCCTTTTGACGGATGCCAGCAGATCAAACTCTCCGATCTGACCCCCCCGTCAAACCCCTCGGGGGTGCGATATATATATACAGTATGAAATAAAATTTTTATAAAAAAATGAAATACAGTCCACAAGAAGAAAAAGAACTGATGACCTCTCTCTGGTCACTTAACATAAAAGATGATCCTCTAAACTTTGTCCGCTTTGTCTTCCCTTGGGGTCAAAAGGACACCCCCCTCGAGCACTTTGAAGGGCCAAGAAAGTGGCAAGAAAAAATTTTGCGAGATATTGCAATACACATACAACGTAACAACTCTATTGATATGCCAGAGATGTTTCGTCTCGCAGTCGGATCAGGTCGTGGAATAGGTAAGTCTGCCTTAGTCGCATGGATCATCTTATGGATGCTCTCCACCCGCCTTGGCTCAACTGTCATCGTCACCGCCAACACCGAACAACAGCTACGCTCAAGAACATGGGCGGAACTCGGTAAGTGGCTCACACTCTCCATACATTCTCATTGGTTTCAAAAGACAGCAACGACCATCAAACCCGCAGCCTGGTTTGAAGAAGCACTCGTTAGAGACTTAAAAATAGACACAGGCTACTACTACGCACAAGCGCAGCTCTGGTCAGAAGAAAACCCAGATGCCTTCGCTGGTATTCACTCCAGCTACGGTGTGTGCCTTATTATGGATGAGGCTTCAGGTATACCCGCACCTATCTACTCTGTGTCAGAAGGTTTCTTCTCAGAGCCTACCCCCAATCGTTTCTGGTTTACCTTCTCTAACCCCAGAAGAAATTCAGGGCCTTTCTACGACAGCTTCCACTCCAAACGTGCCTTTTGGAAGTCGGAACAAATAGACTCTCGTGACGTAGAAGGAACAGACAAAGACTTGTTTCAGAAAATGATAGAACAGTACGGAGAAGACTCTACTGTATCTAGGGTAGAAGTCATGGGTCAGTTTCCAAAGGCAGATGACGATACCGTTATCCCTATGGACTTAATTAATTCTGCGATAGACAGAGACGTAACACTTGCAGCGAGCGAACCAATTCTATGGGGTCTTGACGTTGCCAGATTTGGTGGCGACAACTCTGCGCTTTGCATACGACAAGGAAATACAGTTTTAGAAATAACCACATTTAATTCTATGGACTTGATGCAGTTGTGCGGTGCAATAAAAAATCGTTATGACGATTCTACGGTTATGGAACGACCACAAGAAATATTGGTTGACGTGATTGGTTTGGGTAGTGGAGTCGTAGATAGATTGGCAGAACAGAATTTACCTGTGCGTGGTGTGAATGTAGCCGAAGCACCCAGTACAAAAAAGAATTATTTAAACCTACGAGCAGAGCTTTGGTTTGCAATAAAGGATTGGTTGGCGCAGCGTGATTGCCGACTTCCTAATAATGACGAGCTTGCTTCGGAACTCGCTGCGCCTCAATACAAATATACATCATCTGGAAAAATTAAAATAGAAAGTAAAGACGAAATGCGTAAAAGAGGTATAAAATCTCCAGACAAGGCAGACGCATTAGCTCTGACGATGGCAAGTTCGGCTGCATCCTTTGGTGGCAGTCAAGCGTTTATGGGTTATAATTTCAAAAAACCCTTGAAGTCAAGAATATTTAGAGTGGGATAATTTATGGCAGATGATGTTACAAATCTTTTAAGCACTATGAATCAATATAGTCAAAAAAGAAAAGATTTAGATGATTATATAAGAAAAAATAGATTAGTTTCTAAAGAAGCTCAAATGAATCTAATGATGGGTGAAGGCTATCGTGATCCTCGTTTTATAAAAACTACAGGATTTCCGTTAATAGACAGTTTTAGCTTACAGCCCCTTATGCCTAGCGGTAGTGGTCAGGTTTTATCAGATAGACAAATGGGCATGAAAACTGATCGTATAGCCCACAGGATAGACACTACTTCTGGACTAGGTGTTTATAATCCTGGTAAATATGACTTTGACAAAGATGAAATTTTATATCAAACAATGACAGATGAACTAAGACCAGATTTGACAAGAAAATCAGGCGCAAGAGGTACACAAGTTCATGAGCTGGTTCATAGGGCTATTCATACAAGTGGATATTATGAAAATTTTCATAATAGTAATTTTATTAAAAAAAATACTAGAAATTTAAAAGCGAGATACAACAGACCTTTAATTGACGAAGCTTTAGCACACGCTTATCAGCACCTAGATTCTGGTGGAAAAATTGACGATAATGAATTAAAAGAAGATATTAAATTTAGGGCTTCTAAATTTGATTATAAATATCCAAACAAAGTAGCAGATAAAGTTTTTAAATCATTACCAATAATAAAAGAAGATTTTGAAAATTATCTTAAAGATTTACAAAAAATAGAAAAACAAAATGGAAAATAATGTAATTAAATTAATGCAAGTAATGGGGACTATCTTACAAGAGTCTGAAATGAACGCTACAAAATTCGCGGAAGGTAACAAGTCTGCTGGAACTAGACTAAGAAAGAA